CTTCAAAGAGCTGCTTATCCAAAGGTTTAGGTTTCAACCTCAAGAAAGTCACTAACCCATCGAAAAGCTTGTCGCCGTAAGACTTCTCCGCTTCATACTCAGCCGCATTCCTCTCATACGTGGACCACCTTATTCTCGTCTTAAGCATTGCGGCAAACGACGTTTTGTCGGTTGCTCTTTGATCCAAGCCCCAGTTAAGGAACTCCGTAGAAGTGTAAACAGGCGATTCATGCTTAGGTAGACTCAGGATTGTGCCCACAGCCCTCCTTCGACCTTCAGTCGGGAGTTGGGCTTTGATCTTGTCTATTATGTCCTTGAAATCTCGTCGTATGACGTATCCCTCAGGGACCTGCATCGAATGACCATAGCGATCATGATGCATCTCTCTAGACATGTTATCTGGGTATAAACTTGTAATCCTCTCGAACACTGCCGCTTCATTAGCCCTAGGCAGACTAGTTCTGGGATCGAAACCAGGTACCACAGGATTTCTCGGACCCGGATCGTCCAATAGCGGAACTCTGTAACCCATGACTCGAGCTCTGATTCGAGGGTCTCCTTGATGTCCGGCATCGTCAGGATCTAACTGCCTATAGAACTTTATCCCTGCTCCCAACCAGTGAATCTTTTTGTCCTCACCAATGTACCCATCCAGTCTTGGGAAATGTTGTGAAACTTGATGCCAATTATTGCACTGATCTGGCGGGAAAGCTAAGATGATCTTCTTGTTTTCAGGTATGCCCCCACAAGCGTTCCTGAAATTCACCGTAAGAGTTGGATCCGGCACAACATGCTTGTTGATCCCAAATCTCTGCTTGTACTCAAACAGTGTTTGAACTGGTCTATTATGCATCCTATTGGTTGACTCAGTTCCTGATTCACCAGCCTGAAAGTATATCAGCAACCTAGGAGTCCTACTGCACATTACCCAGAGGATCTCAGGACCTATAAGGCTTATGACATTTCTGTCGACTTTGACTATGGCCAAAGCCCTGGTCTCACCCTGGGAACTAGTTCCTGTCTTTCCTTCGAGCTTGTTCATAGTATCCATGGCTTTAACCGAAGCGTCTGAAGCCACCAGAGCCACGTGGTCATCCCACCAATCTTTAAGGGTAACGTCAGATACACCTTTGTACACCACCCTGAGATCAGTCCAGTTTGTTGGCAACACATTAACGAACCTCAAGCCACCCATATAATGAGTGTAGCAAGTCGGTGTAGCCATCAATGTACCCAAATCTGGTCCGAATCTTTTGGAACCTATGATGTAGAAATCAGCCAAGTGCATCAAAGTTTGCATCTCAGATTTCAAGGAATTTAGGAAACAATCCCCGTTAGGCTCATGCCAAGTGCCCTGGAATATGTCTCCAGCGAAAATGATCCTCTTGATCCTGGGGTGCAATAAAGCCCTAAGCGATAAGTACCCTGGCGGGAACTTGTCCTCATCCGCCACGAGTAACGATGCTCCTGCAGTTTTAGCCAAAGCCCATTCATGCGTGCAACAAACCTCGGCGTTTGAAGGTCGGTTCGCCACCCCTTTCTTAGCCCTCACATCCAGTTTGGTGGCAGCGTCGTCCCTCTGCATCTTCGTCGCAGCCGTCCATTGGAAACATTGACCAGTATGGTATTTCGGATTCTTCAAAGCCCTTTGCAGTGGCTCGGATTTACCACATCCAGGATCTCCAATGATCACGGCTATTTCGATATCTGTCGGTTCTTCAGCGTAAAGTCTGTCCCTATTGGCAATCATCTTCGAATACCCCTTAAGAACGTCTTGATTGATCGGCATCTGACCCACAACTCCAGTACTACCTTCGGTGAGAGCGAACAATAGCTTATCAGCTCTCTCAGCATCGGGCCTCCACTTCTTCCAGCGAATGAGCGGACTCTCCGCAAGTTCATTGAACATGTCACGCTCCCTCGCTGTCACAGTCCTTTGCACAAGGTCTTTGTCTGGCGTCGAGATCACCAAAGGTTTCCGTTGCTTAGGGAAACTCCAATGATTGTCACGATACGTGATGTGTATTGGCGGTAGACCTCTGACTCCGAAAGGAACTGGACCATCTGGAAAGTTGGCGATGATCGATAGATTATAGTGGACAGCCAAAACATCCAAGCTCCTCTCACCTAGACCCATATTGTATGTGTTCAACTCAGCTTGCGGAAATATTCTGCAAAGAGTCAACCATATGGTAGCTTTACGGTAACGCCTTCTGGAAACAGAGGACACCAATTCGGACATAGCTGCAATCAAGCAGTCCATTCCTTCGTCCGGGTATTGCATCCTCTGCCTTTTAAGAGGCCAAGCTGGTACCAAATTCACTCTCTTTCCCACTGAGGCAGGATACTCATTGTCCCACCAATCAGGAGGTCGCATATTACTCATGATCATTGCAAAATCTACTTCCCCAGTTTTAGCTATCTTGTCGAGCATCTCCATCACGTCCGTTCTCCCAGTCTCTTGAGTCGGAATGATCTCTTGTTCCTCATTCAACTCCAAAGCTGGGTATTTCGCACTCTCCACTGTGTCCTTGACGCATTGATCAACGATGTCATTGAGACCTTTGCTGACTTCCACCATTGCCGGGTCTATCGAATCATCATCAACCCTGTCCGGTCCCTCTTCACGCAAGTCTCTCCATCCCTCAACGCTTTCCGGCTCGGAGGGAGGTTCGTCAACGTCGTAAAGGAACTCATCTTCATACCAGAACATTCTAGCCAAAGTCAGGTTGAGGGTGTCGTCCTCCAAAGGTCCGTCTGGGTCGTAGCAGCATATCAGGTTGTCCGACCAATCCTCAGGTAGATTTCGGTCAAGGTGATCTCTCACAATGAGGTTATACTTACCCTTATGCTTCTTGGGGCTGACCAACCTTGCTCTATGGTTTAGATTGAGTTCTATACGCTTGGGCTCACGCTTTTGCTTGACCTTAGCTTGAACTTTGAACACCTTGCGGTAATCTTCTGCCCAGTGATCTTTATAGGTTCCATCCTTGCAAGCACTCCAGGTCACTCTAGGCCACATCTTGTGATATCCCGTGAATACGCCGTCAATCTCACAATCAGCCAGCTCCAGAGCTCTGTCTGTGGGTTTTACGTCGACCATTCGGCTAAGGGCGCCTTTCATCGCCACCCATAAGTCAGCCATAGTCCCTGGAGGAGGTCTAAATTGAACATCAAAAGATGACGACCCCAGCTCACCCGACAGGTGAACATCAACCAGTGGCACAGTCTTCAACGGGTGCTCAGCGGATGTTAATTTGGTCCAACGCCTAACGTACTTCCTCTCGAAATGCTTGGATATGAACTTCAAGAAACGCCCAGTGGTGTTGTACTTGATTCGTTCACCGAAAGATTGATACAGCTTATCGGTATTCTTGTGAACCAACTCACCGTACAAGGCTATAGTGACGACAACTGATATCAGAACGTCCTTAGTTCTTTGATCCAACCAGTACTTCTCCGGGTTCAGGAATGCTCGCATCTTGGCTTGGAGCTCTCGTTTTCCAACATTAGGAACACTATGAGCATAATCCAAAAGCTCATCGAACAGAGCTCGTGGCACCAAATCTGCCTCATATTGATCCCTATGCACGATGGGCAGCTGAATGTAATCATACATCGGAATGACCAAATGAGTTTTCACAACAACCGGATAAACCGTTATGAACTGCACGTGGGTGTTGAGCAGCGATTCGACAACTTCACAATACAACACAAAATCGTAATCACCATAAACGATCTTCTTAGTCAACAACAACGAAGCGTCCTTAGGTTGCTCATAACACCCGCCTGTGTCGTACTCAGGCTTGACTATGAGTTTGTTCCCCACATGCTTATGCTGCCAAACGTTCGGTTGCGGACTCACAGAACTGAACATAGAAGTCAACGGATACTCGTGCGTCAGCACGACAGTCCGGAGTTTATTCTTGGAAACTCTAAAGGCATGAGCTATGTCCTCAACCATCATCTCTTGACCTGTCTCGTGGAAGAAGGCCGTCTCTGTTTCGAATGGTTCGAAATCAAAGACGGAGTGATTGACCTTTCCGCCAAACCTCCCCATGTCCTTCATGGACCTTATGATGTTTTGCCTCTTGACCTTGACTGACTTGTCGAGGTATGGCTCGAAGAACTCAAAGTTCGAATCCTTCATATTGCAGACGGTAACATCCGTTTTGATCAATCCAGGGACTACGTACCTCAGTGTCTTCCTGCGAACAGCTGCATGCAGAACGTGCGGATGGATGTCCACAGCCGAGTCAGACCAGTTTATCCCAAGCTGGTTAGCTAGATCTTGCAACTCCTTTGGCATGTGCCAAGGGCAGTCATGATGCGATCTGCCCAAAGCATCTGTCACCCAACTGCCAACGGTTGCGTCAACAGCTTCCTTTTGAATACCTGAATTCATGCCACTAATGACTTGGGAAAGCACATTGTAGCCAACTAACGTCTCTCTAACGCACTTTTGCTTTACCATGACCTTCTTGCTTTTCAGCAAATCTAGCCAGTCGAGCAAATGAACCCACTCTCCTTTCTCAGTCAAGGTGGCTTCTATCCTTTTCAGAACTACAGCCTGACTCCTAGCCACTGTGCGAACTTCGTACTTGCCCACCACAGACGCAAAATGTCCAACGTGGAAATCTCCGTCTTCATCCAAGGAATGCCAGACCCAGAACTGGGTCCTGCTGAAATTCGCTTGAGAAGCCGCAGCCCCGGTTCTAATTGCTCTTTTATCATCTGCAGCTTTAGCATCCAACACTTGTTGCACAGTAACTTCATTTCCTTCGCACACACCGGACGTAAACCACAACTTCTTCCAACAGTCACCGAAGCCTCTAACTCTCACGTTCACCAATTCTTCAACAAACTTCTCAACCACTTCTGGCTCTTCAGCCGGGTAGTGTCTAGTGAGAAGGTCTTCGCCGAACACCTCTTCCAACATATTCACACCATCGTTGAACTCAGACCCAACAGTTGGGTTGCAGCCCGACCTGAGAATGGTTTTCGCGTCGCGATAGCCGGACTTACCCCTTACAACGTGAGCTTTGAAACCATTGGTGAGTATGCGACACTTATCCAACCTAGCTGGCTCATCTGAGACAGAGAGCACCTGGGTTAGATAGGGGTCGATTGGATACTCATCCATGGATTTCAACTGTTTGTAAGAGAATAATTTGGTCCAGCAATGGCCATCACCGAACTTAGGCAATGTTTTCCCGTGACGGACTCTCTTGTGTGCGATCTCGTTAGCATGATCAACTTCTAAAGAGCCAAACACGATCGTATTCGGCTTCTTGAGGCGCAAACTCAAGGCTTTGTGGTCCCTGCTGGTCAACGTGTGGTAGTATCGGTATCCGCGTGCGCGCGGAATCCCGGCTCCCTCAGTTTCAACAGACTCAGACTCGCTACCCTTTTGCACGTTATCTTTATAGAATAAACTAGCAAAAGGTCCTTCGGCGAACCCCACAGCCCTGATAATTTGCTTATACAGCAT